TCTTACTTCTAAATTAGGTAGAGAAGGCTCCCATTGAAAAATTGTTTTGTTATGAATGAGCGCCATTAAATTTTCACCATAGTTTATCAGTCTCCATTGCCCAGGTTCGATAATAATGTTGGAAGAAGAACTTGCACTGCCCCAGCCTACATAGTTTGTGGCATCGTAGGTTGCCGCGCCACTCGAATGAGCAGCGGTTGAGGTTCCATTGGTTGCTCTAGTAATTCCGTTTAAGGCGTTGCTAGTAATTCCTGTATAGGTAATAAGTTCACTATCTACTAGGATCGTACCTGAACTAGTAAAACCGGTCGTACTAACTAAGTCAATATCAGTTCCTGATCCCCCTGTTCCCGCGGTATCATTAAGCAACGCTCCATCTAAAGTTGTTTGAACCAGAGGAAGAGTTTGACCACTCCAAGTATTGGTACCCCAGCCATATCCGTAAGTTTGAATAAGTGGACCAATCACGTAATAAAAATCTAAAGTGATAGTTCCTGAAGGTCCTGCGCTTGAGCCCGCATTGCTTCCCATAGTCACTTCTATGGTCGTAGCACTTGGCACAGCTATTACTTCAAAAAGTATATCATCAAAATCAGACGAGCTAAAACCTCCGGGTACAGAGGTGGCGCTAGAACCTAAAATAATATCTCCGGCTTCAGCACCATGAGCGCTACTGGTAGTAAGAGTAACGGTGGCTGAACCACTCACGGTCGTGAACGTGGCTCCTGTTTGTTGACGAGAAGTGTCGAGAGGAGTGATATCATAGAACGCTCCTTCAAAATAAATATAAAGACACTTATTGGTTCCAATGGCTGCATACTTGTTACCTGCTAGGTCAACCCAGGTATGTTGATCCCTCCCTGCACCAATCAAGCTACCATCAACCAGTTGCTCCCAACCTCCTACTTTTTCAGGAAAACCATAACGAAAACGAGAATAATCGGCGTTAACCCATTTTCCTTCGGCTCCTGTATCAGAAGATTGTTTGTCTAATCCAGCTTTAAGTCTTATTTTATGTAGCATAAAAAAATCTCTTTATAATACAAATATACTATATTTTTAGTGGGATCAACTTAACTTTCTAAGTGGGTGTTGAAGACCCATTAGATAAACTCCTTAATGGCAATATTAAAAGATAGAGATATACGATCTTTCTTCGTTTGATTGGGTAGGACATAATGCATGAGATGAGCAGGGAAGATAAGAAGTTTTGAGACTTCACTTTTAAAAAAAGCTTCCCTTGCAGTATAAATATTCCATTCAGTAACAATCTTCTTTGTCGAGTGAAAATGTATGGGATTAGGATTCATAAAACGAATATCCCCACAATCAGGAGGAGCGGTCACATAATAAACTCCGGATAAGATCATTCTTGGATGAGTATGGGGTTGGTTCATATCGCTTTGGTTATTAATATTGATCCATAGATTAATTAGCTCTAGGGCATGTTTCTTCTTTAAGGAAAGCAACGTCGCAAAAAAAGGAACTTCTTTTTCAATCGTTTTCACTAAAGAATTAATAATCGGAACTTTAAGATTTAAATCATTGCTTTGCCATCCTCCATAATTTGAAACAATTCGTCCTTTATTAGTTCGTTTTAGCTGTAAACAATATTTCTCTAATTTTTTATTATTGATCTCTTTTAAATAAGAGTGTGCAATAAAATTAGAAAACCAAGGCTTTAATGTCATCATAAATAATTAAATTCTATCCTGATGGGCTGCTCAACTTGAGTTAGGATCAAAATTATACACAAAAACAATTCTTTTTTTAGTATTTTGTTTAGGTTCAACCCTGTGTTCGAGATAACTTCGCCATACTAATAACATTCCTGATTGAGGGGGATATGAACAGGTTTTATAAGTAAAGGAATTATAAAGATTAGAATTAAAAGAGGTATGGGGTTGAGTGCCAAGAGGATTTTTCATATCTTCAATTGGATTTTTAAAAATAATGGGTATATCTTCCTTATATCCTTCTAGGAAAAATATCGTTGAAATGGTGTGCCCAGAATGAACGTGAAAGGCTTGATAGGCTCCTTTTTCATAATTCCATACCCAGGATTCTTTAACTTCATATTTAAAAGCAAAATTATGCTCTTGGCTAAATTTATTGACCTCCTCTATTACCCAATCGTTTAGTTTTTTAAATTTCTTATTACGATGTACTGGATAATTGATAAAGCCGTTCTTATTACCTGCAAAAGTTTTAATAATTTTTTTATATTTAGACTGGATATTATTGATAAAAGGACAGTGAGCTGACCCAATAACTGTTGGAAACCAAGTATCAAATTTCATCAATTTTTCTTCCTTTAAACCACTCTGGCAGTCCTAAATGGGGACGAGTATCATATTCATTTTTCTTGTTTTTAGGAGAGTCCCGATTATAATGCAAAAAAACTTGGCAACAATTTTCTCCTTCAAATTCTTCTCGCCAGTGTTCTAAATCAGAACCTCGGTAAATCAACATATCTCCTTGCTTAAGATCAACTTTGATGCCTTTCGCTCCAGAGTGAATATATTCGTTTGCTTTAGTAACACCTTCCTTCGGATTAGGATTTAAATAAATAGACCACGGATCACCCCCTAAATACAGAGTAGTGGATATCTCACAACTAAATCGATCTTTATGCCGCTCGAGGACATCTCCTTTCTTATAAAGTCGAGCATAAGAATATGTACACAGTAGAGCATGGCCCATTATTTTTTCCATTTTTGGCTTAAGACGCTCTAGTAAAGTCTCCATTGCTATATCGGAAAAATGACAATACGTATTAGGTTGTTGCGTCTCCGAAAAGGTTCCCCACTCTTCATTAAAAGGAGAAACATATCTAGACTTTAAAAAAGTTTGAAAAACTTTTCTTTTTAAGAAAAAATAAGAAGTTAAAAATTCCGCTAATTCGGGTGAAATAGCTCCTTTTATAACTTTATATTTAATTTTCATTTTGTCATTCCATCGTGCCAGTATTTAAAGCAATAGGGATCCCAGTGATAATACGGGATAGCATTTAAACCTTTTCTTGGGTCCAATAATTCAATCATAGAAGAACGCTTAGCATATGCCAATATATGACTAAAAACAGGGTCTTTAATTTTAAATTTTCTAGCAGCCTTCCAGAAAGGGGTGTTATATTTCGAACCGTACATATAATGCCACAGAATAAAGTTTTGTGTTTGCATGGCATTCGTATGAAATTGACTAGTAATAAGGGCAGGCGTTGTTTGTTTATCCATAATCCAATCCCAGACAAGACGCGCCCATACCAAATAGGATTCAATAGCGGTAGACTCTAAAGGTTCTAGAAAAAATAAACGATTGCCTCCTAAAATAATTCTATTATCAATGATGGGTTTTTTAGCTATATAATTTTTAAACTTAAAATTATCTACTTTCTCATTTAAGTAAATTCCTTGTTTCGCTAAATTAAATAACTTTTTAAAATTAGCCGTAGCTTTTTTAATAGGGGTAATTTTATCATTATACAAATAGCCATAAGAAGTAGTTTGAGTGGTATTAGGAATAACAAAAGTCCAACCATCAGGAGTAGCCACGGCACGAGTCCAGTTAATATCACAAGCCTTAGATTTGCCTTCCCCTAAAAGAACAGCATTTAAAGGATTAGTGAGCATTATATAATCATTCCAATTAGTTATATGTCTACCTCGACAATCAAAAATAAAATCCGAATCAATCTCATCATAGTTATCAACGTGTTTTTCTTGCACCTTAAAATATTTAGATTTTAAAATAGTGTCTTGTAATTTAGCAGGGGCGTAGTGAAGAGCTAATGTATTTAAAGGAAAAGGATGAAAAAATTTATGATTTTTCTTGCCCCAGTTCTCGTATAAAATTCCAAATTTAGGAGTAGCCTGGATCGGGTTGTCGTACCAATTAAGTGCAAGAGCAGTCCATAGAAGTTGAGGGGGTTGTAACAAAGTAGCTTGTCCTACTTTTTCAGGAGGAATATTAGAGTCATAAAGTAATTCAATAGAGACATTTTTTTTGTGACGAGCAAAATAACCATAATGTAAGGCGGTTAGACACCCAGCATTTCCTCTACCTAAAATAGTAATTTTCATTTAAACGGCCAACCTAAACTCCAACACACTAGACTATATCTTTTTCCAGAACGAACGGGTCTAACTCTATGCCATACAAAACTAGGAAAGACAACAATCGAACCTTGGGGTTTAATTTGATGACACTTAAGAATGGAGGACTTACCGTCATCTGTGTTTCTGGGATCAAACTCTAGTTCTCCTCCCGTGTAGGTTTTTGGATCAGATAAATTTAGGGTCATGCTTAATTTTCTTATTTTCCCCATATAGGCTGGATCATCCACATTGTGATAGGTTTTATCCCATGAGTCTTGGTGCCACCCATAATGTCCTTTTGCAGTGTAGGAGGTAAATTGACACGACTCACTCCAGCTCCATTCAAAATTCCAGTCTGCACTTTGATTGGCTGCAACAATATAGGGATGAATTTCTTTGTAAATCCACCTATCATTCAACCATACAACTTCGGATTTTCTTTTTTGCTTTAAGATTTTTGTTTCTTCGCTATCTAAAGGACTCAATTTAATATTTCGGGTTTGTCCTTCGTTACCTGTAATAGCTACGCGAGATTCATGATGTTGGGCATATTTAACAATCTCATTACAAATATGAATAGGAACAGCTGAAGTAAAATACCAAAAATAATCGCTTAAAGTCATTTTTTTATAGATTGAGCATTGGTGGTTAAAAATACATTCGTCTTTGTTATTTCTTTTTTAAAATATTGTTTTGGCATCTTGGTCACCAAACTCTCCTCTAGGTAATAAATTGAACGATAATGAAAATCTATCTTTTTTAGATTCATTTGGCATAATCTCATGTCTTAGCTGGCTAAAAAATAAAACTAAGAGATTATCTTCAGGAATGATACTCCACTCCCTTGAATTAAATATATTATATTTTGTCGCTGGAGTAAAAAATTGAGTCATATTATCAAAAGAAAATTTAATACTAAAACCAGGATCACCTTTAGGATAATAAATTCCACTCAACCACGAGTTACAATGACTATGTGAATGTGAAAAACCTTTTGGTTTTGTTTTAGTTAGCCATGAACTAAATATTCTATAGTTAATATTTTTTAACATAAGTATTTTTTTAATGGTTGCATCTGTGGCTTTATTAATTTCTTTATTAAGTTTTTTATATTTTTTTAAAATATTCAAGTCCTCAGATATTAAAGACTGAGTCTCGATAGATCTAAATTTTTCTTCTGTAAATTTTAAAGTTAAGTCTTCTTTTATATCTAGTTTATAACTAAATAAAGTATTAGCGCATATAGGAATATTTTGTAAATGTTTCATTTTACATATTGAGCATTGGTGGTTAAAAATACATTCATATTAGTACTTTTATTCTGGGATATAAAATACCGTTGGATAGAAGGAAAAATAATAAATTCATTTGTTGCTAAAGGAATGCACCAAGTTTTATTTTTTATTGTGTTATCATCATATTCTATTACTAGTTCACATGAATCAGGCGCTACATCCACCCCATAGATGTAGGTATAATCAGGTGAATTAAGTAAATCTTGAGGATTGACTTGAGGCCGCGTAAGTGATTGTTCCATAGGCTGATAAATATTTCCAAATTGATTTTGGAAAATTAAACTAATCTTAGTTTTCAAGAAAAAGAAATCTCGAATATAATCATGAAAAAAAGAAAAATGCTTTGAAGTCGTAACTTCATAGTCTGTATAATTGTAACTTCGAGGATCTTGTTTTAAACGTCTTCCTAAGACAAAACTTTCAAAAATTTTTAGTCGATACTCCGCTAAAGGCAATTTAATTGTTTGTACAGTATCCGTATAAATGTCTATGTGACTTAATATTGTTTGTAACATTATATCTTCCAGTTGCTGTAGGCCTTTATTATAGACTGAGGAAGATAAGAATGAAAGTCATAATTTAATTGAGCAATTTTATCTGTGCGAATCGTGTGTAAAGGACCCCCTAGTATAGAGTCGTTATATTTTAATCCTTCAATGTTAAATTGATCTAGATTAATAAAACGATGATTAAAATAAGGAATTTCTAAAAACTTATATATACGAATCAATGTTTTTTTGGGGTGAGTAATGAAAGTATGATACGTTATAATCAAAGAATTTTCTTTTATTAAATTTTTATAAGAGAGCCACGCTTTGCCCACCATTCCATCATCCGACATAAGTTCATGACAGCGTTTTTCTATATTAAGGGGTTTCTCCACCCGAATAAATGAAGCTAAAATTTCTAGAAGGGGCCTTATTAAAATAATAAATTTTAAAGGATTCGGTAAAGACGGTTGCAAGGATTTTAATAAATATAGACTGTCCTTTGTTCCCCATGTACCGCGATCTAAAATATAGGCAGCTTTCCAATGATGATAATAACACGGAAAAATATTATAAATAATATTATTTAAGGACTGTAAATCAGGGAAATTTTTATAACCTTCAGTTTCATATAATTTTCTTACTTGTAAAAATATTTCTGGAACAAGACTATTGGCGCTTACTGAAACCTCAGGATTTTGATTTAAAATAGTTGCTAATAAAGTATTACCGCAGCGTGGTAAACCACAAAAAAAATAGAATTTTTTACGAGGCATAAAGAAAGTCCATCTTTAGCCCGCATCGTAGAGTAAATTTCCCGCAATTGATATTCGAGTTTTGGAACTAGTATAAAAAGGATAGACACAATGCTTTAATTTAGCAGGAAACATAATGATCGTTCCTTCATTTTTTTTACTTAAGGGAATGGAATAAGCCATAGGAGCTCCAAAAATAGTACTGTAATGAAATTCAAAAACACCAGCACATCCACTACCCGCTCTTTCTTCTTTTATGTTGTAGGGTATTTGCATCCAAATCGTATAACTGTATATTCCATCATGCGTATGAATAGGCAAAAGTTGTCCTTTGCGTTGAATATTGATCCAGGGTGAATCACATTTATAATTTAAACTTTTACTAAGCACTCCTGTTTCTCCTAATCTAGGAAAAGCGGTATCATATTCCCTTTTTATTTCCTGTAAATATTTTTTTAATAATCTTAAATTCGTAGGATTAGTAATGTAATAATGAGGAGCAACTCCTTTGCCTGTTAAACCTGAAATCATTTTAGGATTCTTTTTTTCAGCTTTCTTACATTCTCGTAGTAAAGGAAGATATAAAGATTGTGGGATTATTTTTTGGTGAATTCCAAAATTAGGTAATAAGGTAGGCTCCATAAATCCAGCCATTATATTTTAATTTTAAATTAAAAACAATATTAACGTTTATTTAGTTCTTGCTATCTTTTTCCAAGAGATTGTGCTTTCGTCCCATTCATAAAAATTCCGTGTGCCATCAGCTTGAGGACCTGCATCAGCTGGGTAAGCGTGGGGGGCTTCATATTGGCATGTAGTTTCATTTAGTATCCAACTTGGATAACCAGAAGGAGGAGGTAAAAAAGCATCACGGCCCGCATCATAGACCATTAATTTTCCTGCATAATTTTTCCTAAAAGGGGTTCCTCCTAATTTATGAACTCCTTTATCAGTATTATAAGAGGTTTGTTTCCAGAGATGTGCTGGCCAACCGTGGTGTTTTTCTAAATGGGCTTGACCCAAAGCTTCCTGTTCAATGCCATTCTCATCAAGGATCGTAGCGTTGTCTACAGTAAGTACCGTTAAAACTTCATTGTCTTCTGTTAATTTTGCAAAGTGTGCCATTACGCAACATAGCTTCCTGGGCCTGTAAAAGTATGAATTGTGTCTGAACCACTGGTAGAGGGTGTTCCGCTTGTAGTGTCAGAATCTGCAGTTAATCTTCGTATAATAACAAGACCCGGTGCTCCACTTCCTGCACCCCAACCTTGGCCACTATCTCCGGATGCGCCACCTCCGCCACCTCCTGAATTAGCAGGGGATGCATCGACACCTGGATATCCAGCGTCACCTCCGCCTCCAGCTCCTCCTGATCCACTCGTGAACCCCGCTGCGAAGCCGTAAGCGCCGCCGCCACCGCCACCTCCACGAGTAACATCCGAGGCATTAATTGTGCTTGGAGATCCAGCTCCTCCATTACCACCCGTCATAGGAACGTTACCTGTAAAAGGGGTTCC